GGCCGGTGATGACGTTCAACCGCACGGCGCCGCTCGTCAATGCCGTCGTGGGCTCGGAGATCAACAACCGCCGCGAGGTCCAGTATATCCCGCGTGAGCAGGGCGATGCTCTCGCTGACGAGGTTCTGACCGCCGCCGGCGAATGGTTCCGCGACCAGACTGCAGCCGAGGACGAAGAGTCCGACGCCTTCGAAGACACCGTCATTTGCGGCATGGGCTGGACTGACACCCGTCTTGATTTCGAATGCGAGCCTGATGGAGCGCCTAAGGTCGAACGCCTCGACCCGCTGAAGATGGCGTGGGATTGCAACGCGACCAAGCCGAACCTCGAGGACGCGCGCCGCCTCTGGTACGTCTGCGAAAAGCCTTTCGGCGAAGTCGAAGAGATGTTCCCGAAGGTTCCTAAGGAGCTGCTGAACGCCTCATGGGCAAAGACGCTCGCCAGCGATCCGGCCAAGCCGCACGATCAGGACAGAGCCGATCTCTATGAGGGCGACCAAGAGGAGTTCGTCGGCGATTATAAGCGCAAGATGTGCACGCTGGTCGAATGCCGGTGGTTCGAGAAGGTGCCGTATTACCGCGGCCCGTCGATCGACGCCAACGGCATCCCCAGCCAGGAGCCGCGTGAATACTCCGAAAAGCAGCTCCAGCTTGTCCGCAAGGAGTATCCCGATTTCCCGGCCGTCCGCCAGTATCGCAACGTCGTGAAGCGTGCCTTCATCGGCAAAGAGGTGTTGGCCGAGCCAGATCAGCCGCTCGTTCCTCCCGGCATGTTCGGCTGGGAGTGCATCACCGGCTACCGCGACAAGATCAGCGGGCAGTTCTACGGCATCGTGAGGGCTGTGAAAGACCCGCAGCGCTGGTCCAACAAGTTCTTCAGCCAGGTCATGTATTTGCTCAACAGCCAGTCGAAAGGCGGCTTGTTGGCGGAGAAGGGCGCATTCGATAACCAGTTGCAGGCCGAGGAGACATGGGCCAAGTCCGACGCAATTACGTGGATGAAGGATGGCTCTCTGTCTGGCCCGAATCCGAAGGTGAAGGAAAAGCTGCCGGCGCAGTTCCCGACCGGCTTCTTCGCGCTGTTCAACGAGAGCAAGGAAGCAATCAGCCAGGTTACGGGCCTGTCGCCTGAATTCCTCGGCACGCGTGAGGTCGACCAGGCCGGAGTTCTCGAATATCAGCGCAAGCAATCATCCCTCAACCTGCTGGCGTCACTCTTCAACGCCCTGCGGCGCTATCGCAAGCGACAGGGCAAGGTGATGCTCTACCTGATCCAGAACTACCTGAGCGACGGGCGCCTTATCCGCATCGTCGGCGACGGCAAAGCACAGTACGTGCCGCTCGTGAAGAGGGCTGATGCTCAATACGACATCATCGTGGACGATGCGCCGACCTCTCCGAACGAGAAAGAGCGCACATGGGGCGTCCTGATGCAGCTCATGCCGTTCGTGAAGGACTTCATGACGCCCGACACCACGCTTGAAGTGCTTGCCTACTCGCCATTGCCGGCCTCGCTCGTCCAGAAATGGAAGGAAAAGGCAGAGAAGGCCCAGGCCGAAGCCGCCGCCAACCCGCCGCCGCCATCCTCTGAGGAAATCAGGGCGCAGACCATGCGCGAAAAGGGTGCGCTCGACATACAACTCAAGCAAATGGACATGCAGTCAAGCCAAGAACAGGCCGAAATCGACACGGCCGGCAAGATGCTCGACCTGTTCGTCAAGAGCCAGGAAGCGCAGATCGACGCAAAGCTTGGCGAGCAGAAGATGCAGCTGGATGCGGGACGCCTTGCCATCCAAGAGCGCCAGAACGCCATCAGGGCGCAGAACGCCAATTCCCGCCGCGGCTCGTCCGCAGCAGACTAATTCCGGCATTCAGCCGGCTTCGCCCGCACGAGCGCATCGTGCTGTCGCAAGCAACAGCGTCATGTTGCTGTCGTAAGCCCACGTGACGGGCAGAGGTATCAATGAACTACGACCTTATCACGCAGCATGCCGACGAGGCAGGCGTGCAAATCCAGTTCGAAGCTGGAGAGCAAGTTCTGGTGCAAATCTTCATGCCGAACGGCGTTCAGCGCAGCCAGACATTCCCGGCCGGCACGCAGGCCAAGACCGTTACCGACTGGATCGACCATGACGTGACCCGCTTCTGGAAAGGCGAGCCCAAGAAGGCCGCCAAGAAAGGAGCGAAGTGATGGAGAGCAGCGTATCGCTTTCGCCCTCCGAGGCAGCATATTTCGAATCCGGCGGCGAGACACAGATTGTTGACGCTCCCGCAAATGATGCAGCGCCACACCCAGACCCGGCGCCGATCGTTGACCCGGCCGCAGCCGTAGACCCACAGCCGCAACCGCGCGACGAGAACGGCAAGTTCATCCCCCACAGCGTTTTTCACGCAGAGCGGGAAGAGCACAAGAAGACAAAGGCCGCGCTCGAAGAGATCAACCGCAAGCAGGCGGTCCTCGAAGACCGCTGGAACACCATCCTCAAACTCAAGGAGCAGCCGGCAGCCGCAGAAGAGCCGGCGGGGCCGCCGGACCCGAACGAAGACATCTTCGCCTTCTCGAAATGGCAGGCGGACAAGATCAAGGCGCTCGAGGAGAAGGTCACCGGCCGAGAAAAGCAGGAAGAGCAGGCCCGCACCGTCGAGCAGCAGGAACGGGAAATCTGGAGCCACTGGAGCGAGTCCGCCAAGTCATACGCCGCCGAGAAGACGGACTTCGGCGATGCAGTCACATTCCTGTCGGATGCTCGCACGAAACAGCTTGCCGCTCTTGCCGCGGTCAACCCGGACTTCGCCACTGAACAGGGGCGCCTGCAGCAGATCAACGCCGAGCTTCGGCAGATCGTCGCCGGCGCAAAGCAGTTGGGCAGAAACCCGGCAGAAATCGTGTACGAGATGGCTTCAGCTTACGGCTATGCGCCGAAGGCTCCCTCTGATCCCGGCAAGGTGGCACTGCCTGACAAGCTCGCGGCGATCGACGCGGCACAGAACGCTTCCCGAACGCTGGCAACGCCTGGCGGCCGGAATGCAGCAGAACCCATGACGGCAGAGACCATCGCGTCCATGTCGGCGACAGAGTTTGACGCCTGGTACAAGTCCCCGGACAACCAGCGTCTCTTTGCGAAGATGATGGGCGGCTAACACCGTGAATGGTGGGGCACCCTAAGACTGAATACCCGATGATGAGCGGTCAACCTCATCTGTCGCCAACCTAGGCGTTAAAAAGGTCCGATGACGAGGGTCAATTTCGTCTGTCGCTCGCTCACAGCGTCATGTGCAGCACCAAACCCGCAAAATCTCCCCATTTAAAGGAAACAGCACATGTCTGTTACGACCTATGGCGTCAACGACGCCCTGGCGAACAAGCTGTGGTCCAAGAAGCTCGCGGTTGAGGTGTCCAAGGCAACAGCCATTGCGCCTCTGATCGGGACTTCCACCAACAGCATCATCCAGCTCAAGGACGAAACGCAGAAAGCCGCCGGCGACAAAGTCACCTTCGGCCTCCGCACTCAGCTCATCGGCGACGGTGTGTCTGAATCGCAGATCCTGGAAGGCAACGAAGAAGCGCTCACGACCTATTCTGACGCGATCTTCATCAACGAACTGGCCCACGCCGTTCGCGTGAAGAATGATCAGACGATCGACGCCCAACGCGTTCCTTTCTCGCTCCGCGACGAAGCAAACTCCGGTCTCACCGACTGGTATGCCGATCGCCTGTCCATGATGTTCTTCATGCAGGTTGGTGGCTTCACGGCCAACCAGATGGCCTTCGAAGGTCGCACGATCAACGTCAGCGGCGTTCACTACGGCTTCAATGCCCCGACTGCACCGACACGTGTCGTTCGTGCAGCCGCGGCCGCCTCCGACCAGGCGCTCACCTCTGCGGACGTGTTCAACCTGCAGCTTATCGACAAGGCAGTCGAAGCGGCCAAGGTTGCCAATCCGAAGATCCGCCCGGTCAACGTCAACGGGGAAAAGGTCTACGTCATGTACCTTCACCCGTATCAGGTCACCGACCTTCGGACGAGCACGTCCACCGGCCAGTGGCTCGACATCCAGAAGGCCGCATACATGGGCTCGCGTGCCAATAACCCGATCTTCGACGGGTCGCTTGGCATGTACAACGGCGTCGTCCTGCGTGAAGCAGAACATGTCGTCCCTGGCGTCAACGGCTCGACCGGCGCGCAGATCACCACGGTTCGCCGTGCTGTCCTGCTCGGCGCTCAGGCTGCGGTCGCCGCCTTCGGCATGAAGACGGCTCCCGAAAAGTACAAGCGTGTCGAAGAACTCTTCGACTACCAGCGCGAACTCGGCGTCTCGGTTCAGACGGTCCTCGGCATGAAGAAGGCTGTGTTCAACAGCAACGACTTCGGCGCCATCGTCGTCTCCACCTACGCCGCTGCGCACACCTAAGGAGGCCCCGACATGGCTACTGGAACCGCAGCAACAACCGCCCGCCAGCTTGCAACGCAGCAGATTCACTATCTGCGTTGCGGCATCAGCTTCGCCGACAACGGTGTGGCGAAGGTCGTGGGCATCATCCCGGCAGGGTCGCAGATGGTCAACCTCATCTCTGGGGTTTTCGTCCGCGAAGTGTTCAACGCCGGCACTTCCAACGTCCTCGACATCGGCACTAGCGCCAATGACGATCTGTATGGCACCGATATTGCGCTGGGCACCAAGGCATTCGTCGCCCTCGACGAAGCAGCCACGGCCACCGACGTCAATACCTGGTACGTCACCGCTGACACCACGATTACCGCGACTGTCGCCCTTTCCGGCACCGCGGCAACGACCGGTCTGGCGGAAGTCGTCATTGCCTATATTCCAGACAATGATAAGTGATTGTTGAAAAGATACATGGCGTAAGGTACATTCTTTCGGTAAACACGAAAGGATCATTACGCCATGTATCACCAGAGATTCAAGACCCTGGAAGAGCGCTTCGAAGAGAAGTTCGACAGGGCTGGAGAAAACGATTGCTGGCTGTGGAAGGCTGGCAGGAGCAGGCCGCAGGAACACCCGAAAATTCGGGTCGATGGCGGCTATAAGAAAGCCAGCAAGGTTTCTCTGTTGCTCTACAAAGGGCACGACGCTGGTGACATGCATGTCTGCCACTCTTGCGATACGCCACTTTGCGTTAATCCGAACCACCTATTCTTGGGAACGCACCTGCTGAACATGCAGGACAAGGTTAGCAAGGGCCGATCACACCGGCCGGTCGGCAGGAAAAATCCTAAATCGAAGCTGACGAAACTGGCGGCGCAGAAAATTGCGGCCGATCTCGAAAGAGGCGAGCTAAGTCAGCAGGAAATCGCTCGGAAGTACGAAATAGGCCAATCAACTGTTTCGGAAATCAAGCGAGGGCGCCATTGGACGCAGCAAGAATGACAGACATCGATTGGCATCTCGTCTCGTTCGACGAGCCCCAAAAGCAGCCCCAGAAGACCGATGAAAAAGGCACATGCCCCAAGTGCGGCCGCTACATCGGCAAGGGCATCCACTTTCACGTGAAGGCTTGCGATGGACATCCTGCAAAAGCTGGCTGATCTCGGCTTCACGAACGCAACGATGCTGAATGAAGCTCAAGGGCTGGTGCGTATCCGCACGTCCAAGGGGTGGGTCTATGAGCGCTTCAAGACGGAAGCCCAGATTGAAGCGTGGGCCGCGCGCAATAAGCCTGAGGTAACGGAATGACCACGTTCTCAGACATCAAGGCGGCGATAGCCGACGATATCGACGACACGACCGGCGAATATGCCGCCCAGATCGCAACGGCCGTGCTTGCCGCGATCCGTTATTGCGAGCGCAAGACATATTATTTCAACGAGACGCGCGATGTGACCTTCGCGACTGTAGACGGGCAGGAGTGGTACGACTCTTCCGACAACGCGAACATCCCGACCCTCGTCCGCATTGTCGCAGCATGGACGGAAGACAGCGCCGGCCAGCGTGACGAACTCATCCGCATGATGCCGGCTGACATGGAGCAGCTTGCCGATAGCTCGGGCTCCCGCGGCGAACCCTATGCATTCACCTATTTTGGGCAGCGCATCCGGCTCTATCCCATGCCCGATGCAACGGCTTACACGATCCGGCTGCAGCTCGGCCCGTATCGCCTGACGCCTCTTTCCGCCGACAGCGACACGAATGCATGGCTTTCCGAAGCATACGACCTCGTGAAGGCTCGAGCCAAATACATCCTGGCTAAGGACACACTGAAAGATGCCGCAGTTGCCGCCGAAGCCCTGAACGACTTCAACGACCAGGATAACGCCCTGACCGGAGAAACCACGAGCCGGAACGCCACCGGCTACATCAGGCCAACGGATTTCTGAATGCTGATCGATATCGCAGAATACCGGCCCGATGTCGCTGACCTGAACACCTCGTTCACCGACGACCTTAGGAACGTGCTGGCCGCAAATGGCTCGTATATCCCGGCGCCGGCGTTCAAGGCGTTGACTGCTGCTCTTGGCGCACGCCCGAACGGCTGGCTCTCCGTGAGGAGCCTTGACGGCACGATACGATTCTTCGCCGGTACCAACACGAAACTGTGGTTGCTAAACGCCACGACTCTTGCTTGGGATGATGTGTCTCAGGCCGCGACGACCTACAGCGCCACAACCGATGTTCCTTGGTCGATCAAGGCTTTTGGCAATTTCGTCATTGCGGTCAACCAGAACGACGACCCGCAGGTTTACGAGATCGGAACCGACGTTCTATTCCGCGATCTGGGCGGAAGCCCGCCGCGCGCCGGCAGTGTCGCCATTTGGGGTGATTTCGCCGTTCTGTTGCGCCTGACGAGCAACCCAAACAGGGCGCAATGGTCTGGGCTCAATGACTGCGAATTCTGGACGCCTGGCACGAACAACAGTGACTATCAGGACTTCCCGGACGGTGGCAAGGTGCAGGGCTCGACGGACGCAACGAACCCGCTGATTATGCTTGAGAGCGCTATTCAGCGCGGCACGTTCGTTCCTGGATCTGCTGAAATCTTCACCTTTCAGAAGATCCACGACAAGCGAGGGGCAAAATCACCCTATTCGATCGCAGTCCGCGGGGATCTTGGTTTCTTCGCAGACGAAGGCGGCTTCTTCCAGATCACGGCGGATGGCGCAATTGCCCCGATCGGCTTTGAGAAGGTGGATCGGACGTTCTTCCAGCGCATGAGCGTATCGAACATCTCGCGCATTTATGGCGCTGTGGACCCGTTCTATTCCCGCGTTTATTGGGCGCTCGACTATGACGGAGACGGCGTTTACGACCAGATGCTCGTCTATGACTGGCAGTTGACGCGCTGGACGGTGATTGATGTTGCCGTTCTCGGCATATTCGCGTTCGCCACCTCTGGGTATACGCTTGATGGTCTTGACGCTATTGGGCCATTGGATTCGCTTCCATTCCCGCTCGACAGCAAGGCATGGCAGGGCGGCGCGCCGGTCCTCGGGGCATTCGGAACGGATTTCAAGCTCGGCGCCTTCTCCGGGACGAGCCTGGAGGCGACGATCGGGACGCCTGAAATCGGGGAAACGTCCGGTGTCATCATGCGCACGGAAAATTGCTATGCAGTCGTGGACACGGCCAACGTCTTCGTTTCTGCCGGCGTGAGGATGCGTCGCAGCGATACCGTGACATGGCTTGCTGAACAGTCTCCGTCCGGCAATACCGGACGCATCCATAAGCGAACAAGGGCAAGGTTCCACCGGTTCAAGGCGCGCATCCCGGCCGATACGACCTGGCATCACTTCAAGGGGATCGATGTCTCTCCATCGGAGGCAGGTTCCCGGTGACTTTGTCTATCCATCTGACGACAGAATGGCCGTTCGAACGGGTCGCCGCCTACGGTCGCGACATCACGGCTGCGATGAAAAAGCTGGTCGAGCGCTTCCCGGAAGACCTGACGCTCGAAAGCATGGCGGAAGAGATCATCAGCGGCAAGCTGCAACTCTGGCTTATCCTGGACGGGGAAGAGTTCAAAGCCTTCGTCACCTCGGAAATCAAGGTCAACGAGGCAACGGGCCACAAGACGGTGCAGTTGATGGAACTGGCCGGCGACGGCGGCGTGGATCTGGTTCCGCTGATCTCCGACATCGAGAAATGGGCTATCGAGATCGGGGCTCATGAACTGACGCCACTCGGGCGCGATGGTTGGCGAAAACCTCTGGCAAAGGCCGGTTATAGGCCGAAGCTCACGCTTTACAGCAAGGATCTGACGCATGGGCGGTAAGTCTTCCACACAGAAAACTGAAAACAAACCCCCGAAGTGGGCAACGCCGCTATTCCAGCAGTCGGCAAGCGAAGCTCAGAAGATTTACGACTCGGGCGCCGGCGGGAACGTCTACCAGGGCGAGACCGTCGCGGGGCTGGGCGATACCACAAAACAAGGAATCGCAGGCGTACAGTCGGCGGCCGCTGGCTTCAATAACCCCGCCGTTGCGAACAACCTGACGGATTGGGCATCCGGCAAGAACGTCATGTCGAACCCGTATTTCGAAAGTGCGCTGACAGGCCAGCTCAACAATGCAGCCGACCAGGTTCAAAGCCGCTTTTCCGGGTCAGGGCGCTATGGCTCGGGGGCCAATACGAACGCACTGACAAACACGCTCGGCAATATCCGCGCTGGGGCGCTCTCCAACCAGTACAATCAGGATGTGAACAACATGTTCACGGCTGGGAACGCCCTTACTAACTGGAACCAGGGCAATATTGGCGCTCAGCAGGCCGTCACCAACGCCGGCCAGCTCGAAGACCAGGCAAGACAGGCGCAGCTCACCGCCGATTTCACCAAATGGCAGTCGGAAGACATGCAGCCGTGGACTCGCCTCGGGCTCTTGCAGAGTGCGGCCGCCGGTTCTGCCGGCAATTACGGCACAAACACGCAGACGGTTTCCCAGCCGTTCAACGCGCTGCAGGGCGTCGGTGCGCTCGGCAGCCTGTTCACCAAGTCAGACGCTCGCCTCAAGACCGGCATCAAGCCGATCGGCGTCAAGAACGGCCACACGATCTACGAATGGCGCTACATCGGATCCACGATGCGTTACCGAGGCGTCATGGCCCAGGATGTCATCGATATCAAGCCGAGTGCCGTCATCGTCCAGAATGGCTTCTACGCCGTCGATTACGGCATGCTCGGGCTCGAAATGGAGGCTGCATAATGGCTTTCAACATCATGGATATGTTCGCTGCACCGGCAATGAACCGGCTTCTTCAGCCCATCCAGAGCGCGCAGGGCGTCCCGAACATGCTCCTCACGCGCCCGTCGCCGCAGAATTACCCCGTTGCCGGCGTTCCCGCTGCTCCCGAGATCGATCCGCAGACCGTCGCGGCAGTGCAGGGGCCGGCCGCGCCTATGGCCGCTCCGCAAGGCCCGCAAGTGGCCCAAGCCGCGCCTGCAGTGCCTGACAAGCCAGGTGGGCTCGACAAATACAGCAGGGACATGTTCAGAGAGAACCTGAACCAGTTCTTTTTGGGAATGGCGAGCGGCAGGACGCCAGCAGAATCGTTGGCTATGGGTGCAATGGCCGCCAACACCAAGCACAACGGCATGAAGAACGCCAACCAAACTGTTGCGTGGCTTCAGAGCAAAGGTGTCGATAAGGAACAGGCGTGGCAGATAGCCACCAATCCGGCCGTTTTGTCGGAGTATCTGAAGGATATGCTAACGACATCCAAGCCGATCGAGGTCAATGGCCGCTTGGTCGATCCGAAGACGTATCAGGTTATCGCCGACTTCAGCGACCCCAATTCCAAGCTCACGAGCGATCAGAGGGAATTCCAGCAGGCCAAGAACGATGGCTTCACCGGCAACTTCATGGATTACCAGATCAAGATGAAGGAGGCCGGTCGCCAGCAGGTCAACATTGACACTGGCGAGAAGCTACCATCTGGTTTCCGTTGGATCGATCCCAACAAGCGAGAACTTGGCGTCCAGCCCATCCCCGGCGGACCTGCAACGCAGATCCCCGGCGAGCTGGCAGCTCGCGTCGGTATGTCGGAGAGTTTCCAGGGGGATGCGCCTGGCCTGCGTGACAAACTGCAGTCTGGCGATATGACCGGCCCGCTTGATGCAACCCTCGCGCAATGGGGGATTGGTGAGCGCGGGCAGACCTATCGACAGATACAGTCAGGCGTTGACGCCCTCACACGCCTTCTGACTGGCGCCGGCATGAACAACACCGAAGCCAAGGCATACGCTGAACGTTATCTGCCAGGGTACAAGGACACGCCCGAGAGCGCCGTTCAAAAGCTCGACCAGTTGTCGAAAGAACTCGAGTCCGCGAAATCAATGGCTATGCGCGGGCGCGGCGGGGATCTCGGCGGCGGCGACACGGCCGCTGGAATCGATGATCTCCTGAAAAAATACGGAGCGCAATAATGGCAACGCTCGAACAGCTTTCAACCGCTCTCGTCAACGCCGATAAGGCGGGAGACGTGCCGGCGGCCAAGGCGCTCGCTGCAGAGATTTCCCGAATGAGGCAGGCGCAAGCGTCTCCAGCCGCTCCGACGCCAGCCCCGCCAGCGGAAGACAATGGTGGCATTATCGGTTCTCTCGAGGCGTTTGGGCGCAGTGCCGCCAATATGGCAGGCATGGGCTTCATGGATGAAATCGGCGCGGCGGTGGACTCTGCGGGCAGCAAAATATTCCCGTGGCGTACTCCAAAGACCTATGATGAGGCTCTTACGGAGGGGCGCGCCGACGACAAGCGCATAGCAGAGGCCCACCCCATCGCAAACGTCGCTGGTATTGGTGCAGGTGCCTTGGGGCTTGGAAGTGGTCTAGTTCGGGCGGGGCTTAGTCCCACGGCCGCCGTCGCCGGTCGCGGCTATGGTCTGATCCCGACTTCAATCGCTTCTGCCGGCGAAGCCGGAATTCTTGGAGGTGTCCAAGGGTTCGGCCAAGGCGAGGGCGTTGATGATCGTCTAGACAAGGCAACCAGCGGGTTTGCATGGGGCACTGCTATAGGGGGCGCACTTCCCGGCGTTGTGTCTCTCGGTGCGAACACCGTACGACGACTTATCACTCCAAATACGATAGCACCGGAGCGCCAGGCGGCAACCAATGTCCTCGCCCGTGAAGGTGTGGACTCTATCTCGGCAGGGCAGGCCACGGGCAACGCTGGTCTGCGCTATGCGGAGTCTGAAATCGGCGGGCAGGCTGCTCAGGATATGGTGGAGCGCGGAGCCGAGCAGTTCACTGCTGCTGCCCTTCGTCGAGGCGGGGCAACGGCGAATAGGGCGACACCGGATGTACTTGACGCCAACTTCCGGCGCATTGGCAACGAGTTCGATACGCTCGCTGCGAACAATCAATTGCACCCTGACCGACAGCTTGCGCAGGATCTAGGCGGCGCATGGCGCGAATACGCCTCTTTGGTGCCAGAGACAGCCCGCGCGCCTGTCGTCGAGAACATGATACAGGATCTCGGGCGGACACTCAGCCAAGGGCCTCTTGACGGCGCTGCTTATCAGGCGGCCAGGTCTCGCCTTGACCGGTATGCGCGTGGCGCAGCGGCAGACCCACAGTTGCAGGATGCTCTTTACGGGATTCGCAATGCGCTCGACGACGCGATGGAGCGCACAATGACCCGCATGAACCCCCAAGATCTCGGGCGTTGGCAAACGGCACGCCGGCAGTATCGCAACATGCTTACGATCGAACGCGCAGCCACAGGAGCGGGCGAGAACGCCGCTCTTGGGCTCATATCGCCGTCTCAGTTGCGCAATGCCACTGTTGTCACGCAGGGGCGCCGTGCATATGGGCGAGGAAATGGGGACTTCGCCGAGCTCGCTCGTGCTGGCGAGGCCATCATGAAATCGATGCCGAATTCAGGCACGGCTGGCCGCTTTAGAGCGCAGAACGTTGGGACTGGCCTTCTCAGCACTTTGGGGGCGATTGGCGGAACGAGCGCAGCAGGGCCGGTTGCTGGTGTTGCTGGCGCGGCAGTCGGCGCCATGACACCGCGTGTTGTCGGGCAGATCATGATGTCACGAGGCGGCCAGGCGTATCTTCGTAATCAGTTGCTACGCGGCAATCTTCCCGCTGAGACGCGAGCATTGATCGTCAATTCCTTGAACAGCGTCGGCTCGGCAGAAACACCCCGAATTGATGAGGCTATCCGCTAAAGGTCGTTGACGCTTCCGCCAGATCGCAAATGAACGTCAATGACCATGTAGCCGAACATAAGGCCAGTCCCGAAGCCGAGTGCTAATTGGTCCCAGTCGAAACCAGCGCGCCACTGCAATAGCCAGATAACGCCCATGAAGGCCCACACGGCCAGCCACCACCAGCCTACAGAATAGCGTTTTTTGGCAGGGCGCTCGGCCGGGTCATGCTCGATGATCTTCATCTTCTCTCCATAAGCCGCCGGCGCGCATCTTATACACAACCCAGCTTCTCGCCAAGTGAGGCAATCCATGAACCCACTGGAACAATATATACGGCAGGCTGCGACCGCGCGCGGGATCGATCCTGACGTCGCCGTCAAGGTGGCGCGCGCCGAAGGCGGCTTGAACGACCCCATCAGGCAAAGTGGAGTCATGAAGGGCGGCGTGCGGGAACCTTCATATGGGCCGTTCCAGCTTCTTATAGGTGGCAACGGAACGAATTTCCCCGAGGGGCTTGGCAACCGCGCACTTGCCGCTGGGATCGATCCGCGTAACCCGAACGATGCGTACCGCGGCATCGATTTCGCGCTCGACGAAGCCAGCAAGAAGGGCTGGGGGCAGTGGTACGGCGCCAAGGCTGTCGGCCTCGACAATTACGCTGGCATCGGCGGCCGGCCGTCAGGCTCAATGCCGCAGGCACCGCAGCAGCAGATGGCAATGGCAGACGGCCCGAAAGGTCAGGAAGCTTATCCCTCGCCCGTCATGGGTTCTATGGCTGTTGCGCAGGCCCCGAACGCTCCAGCGTCATCTCCAGCCATCCCGCCAGCGGTTGCGGCAGCAGCGGCTCCGGGCGGCGGTTCGAAGCTCAACGACATCTTCGGCATGATGGCGATGGGCGGCCAGCAAGGGCCGCAGTTCTCGCCGGTCAATATTCAAGGCCCGTCTGCAGAGCAGGCAAGCGCGCTGTCGTCTCTTATCCAGGCCCTCAAAGGTCGCCTCGCATGAACCTTGATTATTTCACAATCCCGGCGATTGGCGAAATCACCGACCCCGATCAGATCCGGGTGGTGATTTTCATCAACAATAAGCCGGTTCACGCTCCTCTGAGCGAGCTGCTGAAGCATCTGGTTGTCCGCCTCGACGACCTTGAAGACCGAGTTACCGACCTCGAAACGCCTTAAGGCAGGAATCTACTATGTCCTCAATCTTTGATTGGTCGCTGACGGCGGCTGACAACGGCAATGCTGACTCCTCGATCAATTGGCAGGAAGGTCAGGACCCTTCGACCGTCAATAACTCGGCGCGGGCGATGATGATGCGCCAAGCGCAGCTCCTGAAGGACATCGGCGGCACAGTCACCGCCGGCGGCACGGCGAACGTAATTACCGTCACCTCGAACAGCCCGATTACGAGCTACGCCACCGGCCAGATTATCGGCTTCAAGGCGTCCGCGACGAACACGGCGGCCACGACCCTTAACGTGAATGGCATCGGCGCGAAGTCGATCAGGAAAAGCGTTGCTGCTTTTGACGCAGCACTCTCTGGGGACGAGATAATCGACGATGCGGTTTATATCTGCATCTATGATGCGGCCCTAAACTCCGCGGCCGGCGGCTGGCTTCTCCTGAACCCATCCCTCAAAGATCTATACGACGACGTGGCCAGCCTCCAAAGCAACGCGTTGCCAGGTCACATCTATGGCTTGGCGCTTTCGAACAACGCGACCGACGCAACAAACGATATCGACATTGCGACAGGCTCGGCCGCAAGCGATGCGGCATCGCCGACCATGATGACGCTCGCTTCCGCCCTCACCAAGCGGATTGACTCTAATTGGGCAGTTGGCACCAATCAAGGCGGCCTCGATACTGGATCTGTCGCCGATGGAACCTACTGGATATGGCTTATCCAGCGCTCTGACACCGGCGTCGTAGACGCGCTGTTTTCCGCCTCGGCGACGGCGCCAACGATGCCTACCAACTACGATCGGAAGCGCCGTATTGCTCCTATCATCAGAGCTAGCGGCGCGATCTTGGCGTTCTCCTATAATTCATTTTCCAAATTCTGGGAGTATTCGTCGCCGGCGATAGACACCACAACCATAACCACCTCTCCCGCGCTGCGCACAGTCAGGGTTCCCGTAGGCGTTCCCGTTATGGCGCGGTTTGGTTGTTCGGTTGCGAATACGTCTACTGGCCTCATGTCTATCGTCAATCACTGGAACCCGGCGCTCGGCTCCACGGTTCCAAGTGGCACTTCTGGTGTTGTGCATGTGTTTGTGAACGCCAATGTGTCGCAAGCTGTGCGGTTAAATTTTGATGCCGTCACCAGTTCCAGCGCGCAGATTTATAATCTGCTGTCAAACACGGGCGGTTCAATCTTAACGTCCTATTCTCTTGTGACGCTCGGGTATTTCTTCACCCCAGGATCGTGATATCTACCATTCGCCATATGTGGCGATGGGGATTGTCTTGAGACGAATACACGTCGGTATCATCGTTAAAAACGCTGTTCGGGATCTAGCCCTCTGGAGAGCCAGGAGGAAGAAACACAGTTCATGGGGCGCCGCTTGCCAAGCGGCGAAGGCGACCTATGAGGCCGATTATGTGACGGCATTCAGGATCGAGCGGTCAAGAGGAATACTTGGGAAGGAAGAGGAATATCTTCGGCCCTCTCAAGAACTTATGTCGATTGAACGTAATGGCGTCTTCGTGGATTTCGGCGGCTCGGCTGGTGAGTTATTGGCCGTACTGCAGAGAAGATCCACAGCCGCGTCCTTTGTTGTGGTCGAAACACCAGTAATGGTGAAGGCCGCCGCGGCGCTGCGTCCGTTGATCACATTCTCATGCGAGTTGCCAGATCACATAGATGTTTTCCATAGCAGTGGCACTTTCCAGTATCTGGAAGATCCATATGCGCTTTGGGAGCAAGCCTTACGCAAGACGACCGGTTATGCATTCTTGGCGCGAAATACGTTTTCCGAGGATGAGCAGTTCAGAGTCCAGCACTCGATGCTTTTCAGCAATGGCGCCGGACCGATACCGCAAGGCTTCAAGGATGGCGTCGTTCGATATCCGCATAGAACAGTTTCGGAACGGCGGATTATTGAGGCCGCAGCCGAGGCTGGCTTCGGACTTGTCAAACGCATAAGCGACCGGAACGCAGGACAAGTTCAAGGGGCAAAGGACATGTACGGCGCCGATCTTCTGTTCAAGCGCATCCGATAACCTCATTCTCCGAGGGATCACGACATTGTTGCTCCGCTATCTCGCCTACCTGCCGATCAACCTCCTCCTCGTCGGGCTGGCCTATCTGCTATCGCCCTTCCTTGCGGCTTGGTCGATGAAGCACGGCCCGGTTCTCCCGGGTAAATGGCGGTGGTTCTCGACGCTGAACGCTGAT